GTCACCGTCAGTTTGTGCAGCGTATCCTGGAATGCTTTCTAAGATAGTTGCAACCTCTGGAGAACAAACGATGAAGTTTGCACCACCTCTAAGAGTTTTTTTGGTGAATCTTGTTAGACACTTTTTGGATCTTAGTTCCAAGAGTTTGGAACCACTGACCTTGAGTGTTGTAGAAACCACCTTCACCAGCACCTGATGTAGACCATGCACCGTTAGCCCAGTTCTTGTTAGAAACAGCAGACCATCTTTCAGTAGTTACTGCATCTTGAATCAACATATCTAAGATCTCAAGATCGATCTCCATAGAGATGTACTCAGATAAGATAGAAGTCAATTCAGCTTCAGCGTCTACACTGTGGTAAGCGTTCAAGTCCTGAGCAAATTCAGGAGTCCATTGAGCCTTTAACTTACGAGTCTTAGCAACGATTGCTTCAGAAGCCAACTCAACGTTGATTTCTGGGATAGTAATACCGCTTACATCTTCGAAGTCACCTCTGCTGTTGTCAGCAGGTTGCTTGTGGTAAAGAACAGAACCTACAGTGATGTCAGAAGCACCAGCAACACCTGATTCTAATACTACGAATGTTACACTGTTACCTGATACTGTAGTCAATTCTGGGTTAGAAGTAACGTCAGAAGAACCAGATAATAATCTGAAGGCTCTTACACCTTTAGTGTCAAACTCGTAACCAGTGAAATCTACAGTGTATCTACCGTAGTTAGAAGGTAATAAACCGTCTTGGTAGTTCAAAGAAGCTGAAGTTGCAGCAGCGTAAACAGCGTTATCAGTAGCTAAGTTTACAGAAGCAGAGTTGATTGAGTAACCAAACTGACCTGCACCGTAAAGACCGCCAGAAGCAGCTTCGTCTACAGCCATCTTATCGTTAGCAGTAGATACGTTACCGTACATGTTGTCGTTTGAAGTTCTACCGTTAGCAGAAGTACCGTACTTAAAGTCTAAGTAAAATACTAGACCAGAAGGCAAGTTCATAGGCTGTACAGATACGAAATCTTTAGCAGCGATTTGAGCGAATACCTTACGTACTAATGGTAGAGCTACGCCTGCCCATTGCTCGCCTTGGCCAGCAGAGAAAGAACCTCCAGTACCAGTACTAGAAGCTTCTTTGATCAATTCTTTAGCTTGATTCTCAAGAATCATAGCCATAGAGTTTGTTTCGTGCTCACTTGAAAGACCTTCTAATAGACCAGTAGCAGTCCACTTTTCAGCCAATCTAGCGGCATCAGCTTGTAGGCTCTTGAAGCCGTTTGCTGATTCGTTTAAAAGATTGTTTAAATCCATGATTGATTTTTTTTAACAAATGTTATTTAATAATTCCTGCAAGTTTTTGCATACGTAAAACAACTTCGTTAGCTTCAGTAATTACCTCTGGTTTATCAGATTTACCTACAGCAGCAGAAGCAAAGCCTCTAGCTTCTCTAACTACTTCTTTCTTATTACCAGAAGGGATATTTTCACTAACGGTTTCAAATACTAACTTAACCTCTTTAACTGTCTCAGCTTTATCAAACGCTGCGATAATGTTTGCTTTCTGAGATTCGTTTAGAGAGTTTGCTTTGAATACTTTATTTACGTACAACAATTTTGCGTTCAACAAGTTAGTTTCGTTGAGTTCTTTTTGAAGAGTTTGGATAGTTTCTAAAGCTTCGTTTAAGTCAGCTTCAGCAACACCCGAACCAGGAGTCTTAGTAGATGATGGTTGACCACCGCCTGCCATTGAGCCTGCAGCAGCACTACCGCCCATTGCCATAAAGTCTTTTAATGCAATCTTTTTACCATCTACGGTAATGATAGCACCGAGCATATCTGGGTCGTTCCAGATTCTCTTAGCAAAGTCTTTAAGACCTTCTTCCACTGTCTCTTCTTCCATTCCGTAATCTCCTTCTTCGATTTCGTTTTCAGCGATTACTTCTTCTTCAGTAGTCTCTTCTTCAGTTACTACTTCTTCATCTTTTGCCATTTCAGCCAATTCAGCCATCAACTCTTCTAAGTTGATTTCTTC